TGGTCGATACGAGACAGGTTGGGAATCTCTTGACATCATGCAAATGAAGAGAGGTGAACAAGAGTGGCCTTATGAATATCTGAAAACTATCTCAGAAGATTTTCCGTTTGATAATTCAGGTTATTATTTCAGATGGAGTAATCCTTATTTTCGTTTACCAATACACAATGATACCAGAGCCTCCAGAAGAAAGCAAGGAGGTGCATGGGGCACTATGTTGGTACAAGAGGAGAAGTTAAAAGAGATTAGCGATAAGTATAAAATATATGGCGATGAATTAAAACATTATGCGGATATGATGTGGGAAGGTCCTAAGTGTGCTTTGCTTGTTAAGATAAGTGAAGATGATGCTCCTCTAGTATACACGTATGAAAATCAAGTAACATGGGCACCTGAAGACTATACTTTTGATGAGAGAGATTATAAATACTATTACGATGGTGGTGTCATTACAGAATCACGATGGACTCATTATGTTAATAATGGACCACATACAAGATCGATATTTAGAATTAACATATATGATTATTCGATAGAAGAAACAAAAGACTTACTAGCAGAAAGGGATATGATTCAACATGTCTGATATTCTCACAATCACAGAGAGTGCTAAGGAATATATGCACAAGGTGGCAGATGGAAAGTATGTCACGTTGGGTGTCCGTAGTGGAGGTTGTGCTGGTTTAGAATATGAATGGGGACTGTCTGATAGTATCGAACATGAAACTATCAAATGGACTCCGGTTGATAATATTTTACTAATTGATCCAATGGCAGAGATGTTTATGTTTGGATCAATCGTTGATTATGTTAATGAGCTCGGTGGAGCTTACTTGAAAATATTAAATCCAATGGCTCAATCACAATGCGGGTGTGGAACTAGCTTCTCAGCTTAAATATGATATTCAAAACTTATGATGATCAAGATATTGAAATTGAATCAAACAAAAAGATAGGTCTGCTATTATCAGGCGGACTGGATAGTTCCGTTCTATTGTATCTACTAAATCAAGTCAATACAAACAGTCACTTCTTTTTATTTACTCAGACAAAAAGTGATAACAGTGTTGGTCATGTTAATGACTTAATGGATTATCATGATATGGGTTCTAATACATATGAAAGAATACCGATTGATCTTGATCCTAGAGTCTATGTACCGCATCCAATAATGCTTGACTCAGAAGATAAAAAATTAGAAAGTCAAGGTGCTTGGTCATTCATATTCAAAAATTATTTTGATCAGATAGATGTATTGTACAGTGGTAACACATCAAATCCTCCTGATCCAATCGAAGGAATAACTGCTCCACCAGACCGATCAAGATCAATTAAGATTATGAAACGGTACCCCAAATTTAAGATGCCGTTTATCTCATTGAACAAATCACACACAGTTGGTCTAGCTCTCAAACACAAACTTAACTACGTAATAAAACATTCGCACACTTGTACTGAATTAGCAGATGGTAGTTGCTATGAATGCTGGCAATGCAAAGAACGGCTATGGGGTTTCAAGATGCACAACTTGGGATATAGAGGTACATGATTACAATTGAATGGAAAGGTAAGATTGGCTACGGAGATATTGTTTCACCATTATGCTATGCACACAACATTGCTCAAAAGAACTGCCAGGATGTTACATTATATGTCCATTGGATGCATAAGCGAGGTGAAAGATTTAAGGAAGAAGATACTCAAACAATTGATGAGAGATTAAAATATCTTTGGTCTATATGTAAACCCATTCCTTATCATAAAGTATATCTAAAGCAATCTTTCAATACAACAATAAAATGGAATCATTCTAACTATGATGATTTCTCAAACTTTCATAACCTATGGTGGTCTCGTATCAGAAACATGGAGATAGGCAAACCATATGTTGTTATGAATACAACAGTAGGTCACAAAGAACAGTTTGAAGATTATGATCCTGGCAAGCAATGGAAGGATCCTGTCGGTGTTGACAAATGGAGACAAGTTGAACATATAATTAGAACCAAGTGGGGCATGGATGTGGTTCATGCTAACTACACAGATTCGGTTCAAGATGTAGTAGATAAATATAGGAAAGCGTTTCTCGCTGTTGGGTATCATGGAAGTACAGCATGGATAGCAAGATATTTGGGCACACCAATGATTTTATTCTCAAAGAAAAAAATAACCAAACAAGCATTTCCATGGGCCTTAGTTAAGACAACATATGAAAAGTCTGATATGGAAGCTATTAATCCTTACGAAGTTAGAGCAAAGGGTATAAGCAGAATTAAAGAATTGGAGAAGCAACTTGATTTACACCTCAACACTCCCAATATACATCGGTTACGAGGCAAGAGAACATGAGGCTTATGAAACATGTAGGTTCTCAATTAATGTTCATAAAACTAGCTTTACAACCACACATCAACTAAGATCAATTAACATAGAGGAATATGACCGTGACCTTGGAGAACCTCAATCTACTGACTTTACCTTTACGAGATTTTGGGTACCATATCTCAGCAACTACTCAGGATTTTCTATCTTTGTTGACTGTGACTTTCTCTTTTTAGACGATCCAATGAGAATAATGAGGTATGTTGATCCTAGACATGCCGTGTCTGTAGTACAACATCCTCCTTATGATCCAATTGATATCACAAAGATGGATGGTATATCACAACACAGATCTTATAGAAAGAACTGGGCTTCGTTTATGGTCTTCAATAATGCCCACCCAGCCAATAAAATACTAACGCCTAAATACTTAAATGAACATGCACCAGGTTTAGACTTTCATCATTTGAAGTGGTTAGATGATGGTGATATTGGTTCATTACCACTTGAATGGAATTGCTTAGATCAATACTATCATTTAGAAAATCCAAAAGCAATTCATTACACCGAAGGTGGACCTTGGTTTGGAAAGAAATTTGAAAAGACGAGATACGGACCTTTGTGGGTTGATTATAACGTGAGACGAAATTTTAAGTATGAATGATGTAACATTTACTATTACATATTATGGTCAATTAGAAAAGTTGTTGCATCATTGTGATTTCTTTTCTGATTTACCTGAAGTAATAAAGAATCATATTACTGTACAGTTTGTTAATGATTGTTTTGATGATCAAGGTCTTTTTGATGATATACTAAAATTATATTCGGAGAGATTTAACACAAAAGGGTATGCAGTAAAACAGGACATAGGTTTTAATAATCACGGCTGTCGTAACTTGGGAATGTTACAAAGTGAAACACACTGGAACTGGTTGATGGATATTGATTGTTATTTGACGCCAGAACTTGTAACAGCTGTTATTGAAACACAATTGAGAGAGGAACAATATTACGTTTTTAAGGCTCGATTTGATCACGAAGACAATCCAGAAGATTATGATTTATTCGATCCTAAAAAATTGCTGAAGTGGGTCTGTCATCCAAATGTATGGCTATTATCTAAACCATGTTTTTGGTCCTCTGGTGGATATGATATGGAATTTGCTGGTATGAGGCATGGGGACAAAGAATTTTGGACCTCAATTGATAAAGAAAAGTATGAGCATTTCCTGTTCCACCCTGAACTCGAGGAGGAATTTGATATTCACGTACGTCAGCCAAATAGGACTAAGTCCTATCTAAACCAGACTACAGAACATGTAGGCTATCTTAAAAACTGCGTTGACTTTGTCGCCGAGAGGAACGATGATAAGGTAAGGAAACATAAGAAACGTTTAATATGTTTTGATTGGCAACGAGTTATTTAACATGAAAAAATCATTGCTGTTTGGAGCTGCCATGCTGTTATGTGCATGCACCAGCCCTGCAACTGCGAAAGAGGGGTTAGTTCCTTTCGAAGTTGCTGAACGAGGATGTCTTGCCGAGGCTTTGCTATTTGAAGCTGGTAATCAACCACTAATAGGTATGATTGCTGTAGGTGAGGTTATTATTAATAGAATAGCAAGCGATAAGTATCCTGATACCGTTTGTGATGTTGTACACGAAGGCCCAATATCAAAATGGCATTATAAGGAGCTTAACAAAAAGGTTCCTATAAAACACAGATGTCAATTTTCATATTACTGTGATGGAAAGAGTGATGACATTAGAGATTTTGAGCGCACAGAAACCTATGAAAAAGTCAAGACGGCTGTTATCTACATTTTAGATATTCTTAATACAGGAATGACTAAGATTCGTATTGTTGATGGAGCTACTCATTATCATGCAGACTATGTGGATCCAAGTTGGAGTAAACATCTAGAACGAATCGTACAAATTGAGGATCATATATTTTACAAATGATAGAGCTTAGTATAAAAACACCAACGCAATTTGCCTTGGAGATAGAAAGTATAGTAAAAGATAAACAAATAGATTATCTTGAAGCTGTAATGTACTACGTTGAAAAAAACAACGTTGAGATAGAAACAATAGCATCTTTTATAAAGAGTAGTCAGATTTTGAAATCAAAGATAGCTTCAGAAGCTGAGGATCTAAACATGATAAAGAGATCGGCGAGATTGCCATTATGAAGCCATACCAGTGTTTCCAAACGTACATGGCTCTGAAGAGACACTTCACTTCAGACTACGATATGTTCAAATACAATGGTAAGTTGAATAACACTGGTTTTGATAATTTTGAAACAAGAAGAGATAAGTACCAGTTTCAGAAGTTGTCTAAGCTGAAGAACCCCGAGCAGTTTATGCTTGCAAACATTCTTCACGATGAGAACTTTTGGCCTGGTGATGTCGATAATATGAATTCTCATGCTGTGTATGTTAATTGGCAAAAGCGCCAGCAGAGCATGAGTTATATGTTCAAGGAAGATCTGAAACAAATGGATGATGATTACGATCAGAATCTGTTAGTCAAAGATACACATCCACTACTCTTGAGGTTAGTTGTAAGAGAGCTAGTGGGTATTGAGACTATGATCATCTTGAACAAACTAACCCCATTTTATGATTATTGGTCAAAGACCTTAGATGATATATTATGGGACTCGATTAGGAAGAAGTCAGAAAAATATGAAAGGTTTTTCATTAAAACTGTTGACTTAACTAAATATAAACACTATACTATGGAATACTTTGAATAAAACGTATACATCGCAACACATCGCAATACAAGGAGAACTAAATGTCATTTGCTGCAATGAAGAAGAACCGCCAGTCTCAAATTGATAAGCTGAGCGGGGAACTCTCAAAACTCAATCAATCTACACCTCGGGACGACGATGGCTTCTGGAAACCAGAAGTTGATAAGTCCGGTAATGGCTCTGCTATTATTAGGTTCCTTCCTGCTCCTAATGGAGAGGATGTACCTTTCGTTCGTATTTGGGATCATGGATTCCAAGGACCGGGTGGTTGGTTCATTGAGAAGTCTTTGACTACTCTTGGAGAAAAGTGTCCTGTCTCTGAATACAATTCCATGCTTTGGAATTCAGGCACAGAGGCTGATAAGACTTTTGTCCGTCAGAAGACGAAGCGTCGTCTTTCGTTTGTTTCTAACATCTATGTTGTTAAGGATCCTTCTAATCCTGACAACGAAGGTCAGGTCTTCTTATACAAATATGGTAAGAAGATTTTTGACAAACTTCAGGATCAAATGACACCTGAGTTTGATGATGAGACTCCAGTAAATCCTTTTGATCTTTGGGATGGAGCTAACTTCCGTCTGAAGATTCGTAAGGTAGAAGGCTATCGTAATTACGATAAGTCTGAGTTTGATTCGTCAGCAGCTTTGCTGGATGATGATGAGAAGCTCGAGGAGATTTGGAACAGTGAGAAGTCATTGTCTGATCTTGTCGATCCAAAGCACTTCAAATCATATGATGAACTCAAGAGTAAACTATATCGTGTACTTGCTCTTGATGGTGGAGGTACTGCTAACACTGTTACAGCTGATGAGCTTTCTGAGCCTAAACCTCAGAAGCAACGTAAAGCTAAACAGACTACTGAAGAGGCACCGCCTTGGGATGAGACTGTTAGTGATAGCAGCGATGAAGAGGATGGATTATCTTTCTTCAAACAGCTTGCTGAAGACGAGTAACGGAAAAGGGCTGCTTCGGCAGCCCTTTTTTATCCATGTGCATAAACAAACTTTCCAGACGCATCTGTTCTCATTTTCTCTTTTGCTAATTGAGCTGTGAGTACTTGAGCTCCTCCAGGCATTGGTTCAGATGCACTAGCTCCCCCACCACCTGCAGCCATATTAATCATTATTGGTTCACCGCCAGCACCACCTTGTGCATCTTTAGCCATGGCGGCAGATTCAACAGCACCTACTTTTCCAGCTTTTGCAC